TTCTGGTGCCTTTGGCGCTTCTGGTGCCTTTGGCGCTTCTGGTGCCTTTGGCGCTTCTGGTGCCTTTGGCGCTTCTGGTGCCTTGAGCACTAGATGCAGCGGCACCTCTGGTGCCTTGAGCCCTAGAAGCACCGGCACCTCTGGTGCCTTGAGTTTGAATTTGCGTTTAACCAGAGCCATCTCATTGCCTGCTAATCTAAGGGTGTACAAGGTCAATTTTTTCGCGCTATAGACTTAAAATTGAAGTATCGTCATGATCTACTAGAGTATATCATGAAGGTATATTGCATCGTCGAGAATGGTACATGCTATCCCGCAGCCTATAGTACCTACGCAGCAGCAGTGGCCGCGGTGAAGGAGAACAACAAGGTGCTTCTTCAGAATGAGGGGGAAGACTCTTGTTCCGATGTCGACGTTGAAGAGTGTGATAGCGGTATCACATATCTTTATATCGAGAAGGGCATTAGCATCTATATTAACCGACTTCCTGTTCTTGACTCGCCACCCCCCTCTCAACTGTCCTACCGTGACTTAGCCGCTAAGGAGGCCTCTCTCCAAGAGAAGATTACCACAAACTATGGCCACGGTGCATGCACGATTCACCCTATCCATCACGAGGACATGGAGCGGACCAATGGGCTCGTAAAGAATGCTATAGGTAAGATTGTCATACGAGACATGCGCGTAACCAAGAGGCATGCTTATGGTAGGCAGGATTGGCTAGAGCACGTTGATCGCGTGTATATCTGGGCAAATAAGATGACAACGCGGATTCCTGATGCCTATGAGGACACGATTATTTCCTGGCTCGCCTCCTAGGTCTGCGGCGGGTTCTTCCGCCCATGCCTCCTAGGTCTGCGTCGGGTTCTTCCGCCCATGCCTCCAGGGTATAATATTCCTTTAACTGTACCTCTTAGTATAAAGTTCAACTTTCCTAATTCACTGTTGACTAGGCCCTTCACTGATGTGGCACCGAGAAGGGCAGTTCGAAACTGTGTATTTGTATTTGAAAGGATGAATCTTCCTATTGTTACAGCGCCCTTGGGTGCACCATCTTTTTTAATTGTTGCGATGATCTTCTGTCCCGTTACAGCAGTAGGTTCTTTTTCACCAGGGAGTTGGTTTCCTTCCTTGAATAATTGTATAAGATCCTTATCTAGCATGATGTTCTTCCAATGCAGTGTGGCAGTATTGCCATCTGAAGCCAAGAGAGGAATGGTTACACCCTTTTCTTTCAGGAGTTTGATTGTTTTTATCAGGTCAATGAAGGCTGATTTATCCTTAGGATCAGTGTAACTCAGATATTTACTCTTTAACTGCATGATAAACTCAGGATCTGCGGGTAAGGTAAGTATTTCATTCAGTTGCTCAAGATTATGTTCAGGCTTTGCTGCTTGTACAGGGCTTGCCGCTCCTCCTGCAGGGGCTGCTGGCGCTACTTGGGCTGCAGGGGCTAGAGACGCCGCTAAGGCCGCTTCTAGTTCTGCATCAGGGCGAACTAGCGGGACTCCAGATTGAATCTCTAAGGCTGTAGTAATCAGATCTAATTGCTGAACCGTACGTTGTTTCACTGTGCCTATTCTTATATCTTCATTAGGAAGCGTATGGAAATAGTCAGTCATGCTAGCGTAATACGGCTGTTCACGAGAGAGGGAATCCTTGTAGTGAAATCTATTTTCACGCCTCAGACATACAAAGTGCTTCAGCGCTGGCGGTTTAGTGGAGGCTTCTAGAAACTCTACTTCGTAGTTTTTTCGCTGATCTTGAGTCAAGGCCTTATACTCGGGTAATGCAGTGATGAGAGCCCATGTAGCCTGTATATTCTTTGTAATTTCATCTTGAATAGGCTTAGGCAGCGAGCCAAAGGGTAGGTCTCCTCTATTTACAATATATCCTAGATCATCTGCCTGCGGCTGAAAGGTTTCATCTAATCTCTTGAATTCATCAATGTGGAATCCGCTTACCTGTAGGGCTGCTGTAAGGACAGATAAATCATAGTTCTCATAGGATAGGCACGCATCATCAAGGCTCTCTCCAGGATATAGGCCTATGCTATGTAAGTATTTACAGAGCCTCTGTAAATCGAGGGGATTCTGAGTAGATATAGTAAGACCTGCTGCCTTGACTTCGTCTAAGGTATATGCAGGACCCTGAGTTGCAATAAAATACCTTCCTCCGAATAAATTATTGAGAGAATGTCTCCCACATCCTAGACTTTCTTGACGTTCAAAAAAGGTTGCATCATAGGGAAGAGGGGGAAGTTGTCCTGGGGCTGCTGGTTGCTGTTGTACTGCGGGAGCAGGAGCAGGGGCTACAGGTGCTAGGGCTGCTGCTGGTTGCCCTTGGGCTGCAGGCGATAGGGCAAATCCAGATGTTGCTGTACTCGCTCCACTCCCTACACTTAGTGCGCTTCCTGGAACTGAGGGGACTGATCCTGTCAGTATCTCTGCTGCAGGTAACTGTAGTCCCATGTCGCGTAAAATGCTGCGTATATCCCTCGGGTGTACCGGATTTCTATCGGGATCCAAATAATAAATATACCCTCCTCGCTTCGGTGTATACTGAATGCTCCATCCTTCCGGTAAACACTTTTCTTCGCTCGTTAAGACAATAGTATAATCGTCTAGTTCTACGAGATCTCCTGGCTTCTTATTTTTAAATTCTTCCACCGTGACTAAGCCTTTCGCCTTACACCCATGTCCTCCCGAATTGATCAATAAAGACATTATCTTATTAAGAGCCTAGGTAAATTTCTCTGCCGTGGAATATACTTAGTCCTTCTTGAACCTCACCTTCTTGAGTCCCGCCTCGTAAATCTCCCCCGCCTGCTGTGCAGTCAAGCCCTCTATGTCAGTTCCCTTAGGAATGCTGACACACTGTGGCTTCTTTTTTGTTGTACTGGGCTTCATCAAATACGGTCCATACTGTCCTGTTCTCACCTGGAAGGGACCCAAGGTAATCACTTCCTTCTTCGCTCCCAGTTTGGCAATAATTGTCTCGAGGGTGTCCTGGGCTGTGAGAGTTATCCTGGCACCATTACATTCTGCATAGGAGCCATACGGACCCTTCTTTTTCACAATCGCATGACCATTCCATTCTCCCAGAGTGGTAGTTGCCTTGTCTTGTGTCACAGTTTCCACAAACGCAAGCGCTTCCTGCTCAGTTAATGTGCTAAATGTCTTTGTACCCTTCGGCCATCCGTAGAAGACGGCTGTACCTGTGCCTGCGGGTGTGCCTTCCTTGAGCAAGAGTGGTCCCTTCGCCGTCATGACTGCGATTAAGCCCCCAGAGAACTCCCGCCTCTTAGGATTCGCTTGCGCCGCTTGCGGTGTTCCGGCAACCGAAACCATGGTGGCGCGCTTTAATTCAGAAACCCTGTCCTTGTACGAATTCCATGTTTCCTCCAAAAGACTTTTCCATATTCCAGTTCCCTCCGAAATCTTATCCAACCGAACTTCCATTTCAGAAGTGAACTCATACGCAAAGAGATCTGAGAAATGCTTCAAGACAAACTCGACCAACGTTTTTCCCAGAGGTGTCGGAACCATTCTCCCCTTCTCCCCTCCCCTCTTGATCATCATAGGCTGCATCTCCGGAGGCCAAGAAGTCAAGACATAGGACTTTGTCTGAATCTGAGTTACAGGAACATCCTGGAGTTCAGCATAAGACTTATCCAGCAAGGTCGCAATCAGAGATGCAAAGGTGGATGGCCGCCCAATTCCTCGCTTCTCCAACTCTCGCACCAAGGATGCCTCCGTATACCTCCCCGGAGGCTTCGATTCCTTCGGTTGCGCCTTTAGCGTTATCCACTCTATCCGCTGCCCCGGCTTGTACTGCTCAGACTGCTTCCATGCCTGCTCTGCCTCCTGAACCTGGCTCTCCTCTGGAGGCTCATCCCCGTGATTCGCCCGGGTAGGATCGGAATCCCTCTCATTCGCCTTCTTCCACCCCTGGAAGAGCGTTCTGCGCCACTTGGCTGACCAGGGAAACTCGGAGTCATCGCCGATGAGGTCGAAGATGAGGTCACGGGATTCTCCAGTTGCCTTTGCCATCAGGGACTGGATTGCACGCAGCCAAATAAGCCTGTAGACCTTGGCCTCTTGCTGTGACCAGTCCTCCTTCTCAGGCAACTTGGAATACTCAAAATGTGTGGGACGGATTGCTTCGTGCGCTTCTTGTGCGTGTTGGCCTGCTTTTGCCTGTGCCTTATGTTGTGCTGCTCCGTTCCCCTCATGATCGCCAATGTACTCCGAGCCAAAGAGCGCCCCAATCACCTTGATCCCCTGCTCTTGCGCTTCCTTGCTCATCGCCGTCTGGTCAGTTCGCATGTAAGTGATATGACCAGCCTCATAAAGTTTCTGGGCAATCTGCATCGTCCTCTTTGGATTGATACCAAAGAGGTTACTGGTCTGTTGCTGCAGAGTACTCGTCATGAGAGCCTGCGGAGGCTGCTCTGCCCATGGCTTCGTCGTAGTTGATCGAATCGTGGCGCCCTTCTCCACGGAGTGATTTTCCAGATAATTGAGCGCCGACTCCTCATCGGTCAGAGGATCTATCATCGCTGCATGGCCAAGAGTCCACTGCCCTGAAAGGGCCCACGATGACTCTGTCTTAAAGGACTGGATCTTGGTCTCCATATCACATAGGATGCGCAGTGCTGGAGTCTGACATCTGCCTGCTGATAGGGCATTCGTGGCCGAGTAGCCGAGGTGCTTCCAGAGGATCGGAGAGATGGTAAATCCAATGAGCATGTCGAGCATGGATCTGGCCTGCTGGGAGTTTACCCGGTTCATGTCAATCGTCCGAGGGTGCGCTAATGCATCAAGGACTGCATTTTTGGTGATCTCACGAAAGGTCACTCTCACGGCAGTCCTGACATTGAGTTTCAGAAGGAGCGCTACACTGTAGGCGATGGCCTCTCCCTCCCTGTCATCATCTGCACATAGAATGATTTGCGTGGCATTCTTTGCTACGGCCTTCAGATTGGCAATGGCCTTTGCCTTCTCCTTCATGAATTCATAGGTGGGCTCGAATCCCCGATCAATTCCTACGGAGTCAATGCTGGGAACAAGGGCGCGAATACACCCCATGGAGGCGATGACCTGATTCCCAGGCCCTAAGAATCCTTGAATCTTTGAGCACTTTGCTGGCGATTCAACGATTAGGAGTCTCATGTGTGCTAGAGGGTGCGATAGGTTAGCATTCATTTTTACTAGTTACCTGTAGAAGTAAGTGATGGCACCCACGGCAGTTGCAGTATTTCCTGTTTCTGTTAGCGGGCCCATACAAGGGACAGTAACCTTCAGTGATCGGGCCAACGGCCTGTTTATTAAGGCTGTCTTTACAAAACTCCCTCCAGGAAAGCACGGCTTTCACATTCACAAGGCCGGCGATTTACGTGGAGAAGGCTGCAAACTGGCCTGTGATCATTATCATAAGGGACCCCCATGTTCTCATGGTGGTCCTCCAGGATTCAAGGGGCCGAGGCACACTGGCGATCTCGGAAATGTAGAGGGCAACGGCACCTATGAATATACCCTCCATGGTGTAACTGTCGCAGATATCTTGGGTCGCTCTATGATCGTCCACGCCGACGAGGATGATTATGGTCTAGGAGGCCAAGAGGATTCCTTGAAGACAGGACACGCCGGCGCACGCATTGCCTGTGCAGTGATTGGTAGAATTAAGTGCTAACTCTTACTACGTTAATTTACTGCATTTATAGATTGGGTGAAACTAGATGGAACGACCTGCGACGTCTTCCGAGGGATCCCTCTTTGAATTGGTTGCAAGAGGCCAGAAGGACAAATATTTCATGAAAGATGATCCCACTGCAGTAACTCCCTTTTCCTATGACCTTGGTACATGGCCTGCAACGCTCGATGAGGTCAGGGAGACTCAGCCATTTAATATGGTCGACTTTGGCCGCTCAGTTGAGTGGGAGTTTGATTCCTTTGGAGATGTTCTTATCTCAGCATCCTTTTCGATTATACTGCCTTCCTGGCTCCCCCCACCTATTATGCTTGTAAATGGCAAGTCTATTGTGCAAGATGCCTCTGGCACGAGGTACGGCTATACACGGGGTATCGCTGCCTTTTTATTCGAGCAGATCCAGTTTTATCAGGATACTATCTTATTGCAGGAATTCTCAGGGGATTTCTTGTATGCATGGGCCCATTTGCAGGGATCTCTCTCCTTTGAGTCGCTCACCTTGAAGGAATTAGGAGATCATGGTGGGAGCGCCATAGACATTCAGCGAAATGCCGTCCCTGGGAAACTAAATCTGAGGCTACCCTTGATCGGGTGTGGGCGAGCAGAAGAGGGTGGTCTGCCCTTCGTGGCCATGCCAGGACAAAAATTTAGACTCCGCTGTAAACTGAGAAAGTTAGAGGATCTTATTGAATCCTCGGCGGGTGATGTCAAGCCTGCTCCATGGTCTAAGATCTTTACACAGATTGACAAGGAAGGCAATTCCGTAGTAGTGAAGCCCTTGGCGAGGGAACTCATTGCTAAACCTCTGATTACTCTGACTACCGTTCAGCGCTATGTAAGATCTGAGACTCAGAACCTACTGCGAAAGGCGCCTATACAGATCCCCTTTTTGAGACCGTTTGAGAATGTGCTGAGTCTCGACCCTGCAGATTATGTAGGAGTCGCAGGTGGAACAACATCCTATGGTACTAAGAGGATAGATGGAAGGCATCCGGCTGAAGGATTGCTAATCTTTTTCCAGTCAGACTATTGCTTAGAGCGAAATCAATTGTGGAATCTGTATAACCCCCTAAATTCTGGAGAGTACTATAATTCCATGAAACTTATTATTGCAGGAAAGGATCGTGAAAAGCAGTGGTCACCTCTCATCTGGCAAGAGATATCTCCCCTTACGAAGTCAGAACTGTGTCCTAGAATTCCCCTATCGTGGATTTCCTTTACCTATGGGCCCACCTTTGGATATAAGGCTCCCGAAATAAGAAGACCTTCTGGTACTGTTAATTTTTCTAGTGCAGATCGCCCCACCCTGTGGCTAGATCTCATTGACACTGTAGCGAGTAGTGTAACCAATAAAAAAAGAGTTGCCATGCGCTGTATAACGGTTGGGTGGGGAATATATTCGATTGACACTACTCGCGGATTTATTAAATTTCAGAACTAAGAGTAGATGAAACTTTCTTTACGAACTAAGGTGGGTGTGGCATTAATCGTAGTAGTGGCAGTATTTATTATCTATTCCTTTATGTTTGGTATGGGAGAAGGCTTTGGATCTGCTCCCTATGGAAGCCCCTGCAATGGCAACGATGATTGTACAACAGGGTATTGTGCAGATGGCTATTGTTTTAACTCAGTTGCTCCCTTACCGCCCGGGTTTAAATTAGATAATCCGAACTTAGTCTACAATCCCAAGGGGCCAAAGTGGAAGCAACAGACAATAAATGCAGCAATCATAAATACTGCGATTGCCTGTGATTTAAAATTTAATGTAGGAAAGGATCCTCAGATTCCATTTGCTATTACATGCACGAATAAGGAGTGGCAATCTACGGTTGCATACAATACTGGAGACGTGGTTACGTATAATGGTGGGATGTACATGAATCTGGCATGGAATGCAGATAAGCGGGGAGCAGGCTTTAGTGTGAATAAAAATCAGAACCCGGAGAAAGATGGTTATGCATGGTTACCTGTACATTTTTAGCAGGGAACACAGAATGTTATACGCCCAAGGCGTGGATCCTCATATTGAGATCGGAGCGTGGTACTGCTACCTACCTCAATTACAGAAGGGATTTGCCTGTGTGCTACGACCTCAGGCTTTACTTGCTCAGCAGGGTGTGCCTCAGGAGGCTTTACTGACTCAGCAGGTTGTGCCTGAGTAGGCTCAGGAGGCTTTACCTCAGGGTGCGCCTGAGTGGACTCAGGAGGCTTTATCTGGGGTTGTGCCTCAGGAGGCTTTACCTCAGGTTGTGCCTGAGTGGACTCAGGAGGCTTTACCTCAGGTTGCGCCTCAGGAGGCTTTACTGGCTCAACAGGTTGCGCCTGAGTGGACTCAGGAGGCTTTACTGGCTCAGCAGGGTGTGCCTGAGTGGACTCAGGAGGCTTTACCTCAGGGTGCGCCTGAGTGGCCTCAGGAGGCTTTACTGGCTCAGCAGGGTGTGCCTTAGGAGGCTTTTGTAGTACTGGTGCTACAGGAGGCTCTAGATGCTCTAGTGCTACCTGAAGTCCTTGCAGTGCATCTCGCACCTCTTGAATAACAGGATCTACTGCTTGTGCCTCTACAAGAGTATTTACCTCATGTGCCTGTGGCTGTGGCTGCGCCTGTGGCTGTGGCTGTGCCTGTGCCTGTACCTGCGACTCCAGTGAAAGAGGTCTCGCTACGATATGATCATTGGGGTAAATCAGTGTACATCCCCTGCAGACGCACGAAGGAATAAATCGACTAATGCTGATCAGAGGTACCTCAGAGTCATCAGGAATCTCCGTATCAGGCTCGATATTCTCATTCGGCACATCAGAATCCTCAGGAGTGTTTGGCTCACGAGGCGGCTCTTGGTTATCATCTAGAGAGTCAAGATCAACCTCACTCTCAGGCTCATCATCCTCTGCCTCAGGATCAGAATTAGGAAGGCTCCAGGTGGACTTGTATGACCTCCTCACAATCTCTCGATAAATCACGTAGGTCAGGTACATGGATGCCGAGGCAACTCCAAGACATGCATTCGCCAGAGGCTCCGCTCGTGCATTCCGCAGGGCCCAAAAGAGGCCTGTGAAAATCACAGACATACTAAAATTGTCCATAAATGCTACCTGGATGTGATTGGGCTGCTTGCGCACACACCACTGAGGCCTGAGAGGTTCAAGGGAGATGGTCATTCTGGGTAGTACCACCTATGGTCTAGCCACAATGACTCAATTTTTTAGTAGTAGACTTATTCGTTTATTGGACTCAGACTCTTACGCTTTCCAAACATCGCTAATACCTTCGGAGGGGAAGCAGATCTAGATCTAGATCTAGATAATGACCCGGATCTAGAAAAGAGGGTATTTGCGCTCCTGGAATTTGACTTCCATGCAAGTTCCTTAGCCTTCTTAATCTGGTGTCCCTCTTCTAACAGACCCTTGAGGGTGCCACTGTCCACTAAGACATAGGATCCATGCATCTCACGATCGATTCTCATGTTATTGGGGAGCCTCACTGTTTCCTGTATTCCTAGTCTATTCTCGACAGTTGCCCGATCCCCAGCATGACTAATTAACTTTGCCAGATAAATCGGCTTCTGCTGAGTCTCCCTGAGTGTAACCTCCTTTAGCATGGCATCCATTCGTTGAGCCTTGGCATCCTCCTCCTCTGCCGCCCGTGCTGCTGCTGCAGCCTTTCTTGCTGCATCGGCTGCATCCTTAGATGCACGCTGTGCATGCTCGGACGCCACCCTTGCCTTCCTTTCAGCAGCATCAATGGCCCCCTTGGATTCCGCATGCTGCTCGAGGAACTGAGCATAGACGCGCTTTGTCGATTCCTGTAACTGTCTATTCTCCTGACCTCTTCTTCTTGACTGCTTCACCCTGCTTACCCTGGATGACCCCTGTCTCCGTGTAGATCTGCGCTTGCTGTTGTCCATCTACTTATAGATTACTTTTCTTAAGTTATATACAGGGTTAGAATGGATATCTCAGCAAAAAATGCCTATGGAACAACCCAGCCAAGAGGCACTGCAACCACGCTGATTGATCTCGTCACGCGGGATGATCAAGATGAGTCCATGTTCCCCCTGAGGGCCAAGTACTCCATGTTTATCCGCGATGACACTCTGAGGACGGTGCAACTAAGTTCAATCTTTCGCGAATTGACCTTCAGAGGAAATGCCGAATTTGGTCAGACCTTTCTGTTTGACTTGCTGCAGACTCAGTGCGGTGATCTTATTCAGGGGCTCTATATCCAGGTGAAACTGGGAGACTGGTTCCCTGGGCTCTTACGCAATAAACTCAAGCGGGGGCTATATTCCTTTGATGATCCCTCCAAGGCATGGACCTATGTGAATTCACTGGGGACGGCACTTCTTGATGAGGCTACTCTCGAAGTCGACGATCAGATCTTAGAGCGGATCACCGGGGATTCTAATGCCGTAGTATCTACCCTCTTCCCCGATCTCAATGGTCAACTTGGTCTCGCAGACGCCCTTGGGCGGAAGTCCATAGAGGAAGTCAAGGCATTTACAGGCACCACTGTACTTCCTACGGATGATGCATGGATCACCGTGCCCCTGCAATTCTCCATGTTACGCGGCTCACGCAAGGCCACCTTTCCTCTTGTAGCGTGTCGTGACGGCACAATGAGGCTGCGAATTACTCTGAAGCGCTTTGACCAAGTTGTCCGCATAAATTCGGGTCAGCGGTCCTCATGTACGGATACTCCTTTGGCTAAGGCATTCAGGATGAATAATCTCATCTATGTACCACAACAGGGTCCCATTATAGAAACAATCGTAGCGGCGAGTGAGCCTCCTAAGTTGGTACAAATCCAATTACTGGCGCATGGGTATTTCTTGGATGGCCACTATCGCGAGATGCTCCTACGGCAACCCTTTGAGCGCCCTTTCCGAGAGATTCAGCACTTTGATTTTACAGAGCCTCTGAAATATGTAGTTAATGCGTCAACGAGTGACACGATCACCGTCCAACTCCCCCTCGAGGCGAATCAGCCTATTGAAGAAATTGTCTGGTTTCTGCGACGGAAGGATGCAGTTACCTTGAATAACGATTGGATGAACTATAGTGCTGTACT